TACTATATTCAGATTTTGAGGATTAATTTTCTAACCATTTTTTATGTAGTTTAGTTTTTAAATGATGATATTTCCCTTCTTTTTTATATTTTCCACCACATTCACAATTAAATCTTTCTAAATGTTTAGAAATATTTTTTTTTCTTAATTCACTTCTTTGTTTAGACATATATTCTTTATTATTACTACGATATTCACTTTTTTTTTTATTAATTATAATTTTATTTTTTTCATAATATAATTTTTTTCTTGCGGACTCATCTTCAGCAGTTTTATAAGGATTACACATATTTAAACTTGCTTGTAATTCATCTTTCCAATATCTTTCTCTTTTTCTTAAATCTAAATTATCTTTAGCATCAAAATTTTCAATTAAAACCATATCCCAGTTTTCAAAACCACCATTTTCTCTAATAAACTTATATACATTAATATTATATCGTTTTGATTTTTCATTATTACAAGATTGTTTATGACGATTTTTTCTATTTCTCATATTAGTAGTTGAACCGACATATATTTCTTTTACATTAGGATTACTACAACATAATTTATAAATAAACGAATTACTATAATCAATTGTTCCCTTAGGCATATTGTTTAAATATGTTTTAATATGTTTAAGTCATTTCAATTTTAATAATAAACTATATTCAGATTTTGAAAATTAAAATAAAAATAAAATATTTATATATTATATAATGTCTCTTAATCACATAATTAAAAATAGTGTTTCTGATAATGATGCTTTAGATGTAAAATTTAAAAATATTGTATGTAATACAATTACCGCAAGTGGTGGAATTGGTGGTAATTATCAAAGATATATTTGGGAAATTACAAATGAACCTATCTCAATAATTAAACTTGCTACACCTGATGATTATGTGGGATTTCTTGTAAATGATAGTGTTATCCATGTTTTTATTACTCATGCTTATTCTGCAGGCGGTTCAGGGACTGCATCTATTATAAAAAATGGTGTTGTTGTTCCTCCAAAAACTATTGATTTTGCACTTGAATATACTGATATGGCTCTTACTCTACCTAATGATGGTGATATTCTTAAGATTATGGTTTCACATAATTCAGATGATAAATTTACTCCTTATGAATTAACACTACAAAGAACTAACTTATACATGAATGCTATTATTAATAGAATTAATATAGAAGCAACGCCTCCTTTTGAATAAAAATAATGTTTTTATAAAAATAATGTTTTTATAAAAATAAAATATTCACATATTATATAATGTCTCTCAATCATTTAGGTGCTTGGGGTGTTCCAGATAGTGAAGCTTTAAATGTTAAAGTTAAAAAACTTTATGTAGTTGATGATATTATTCAGCCAAGTGATAGTTTATCTTATGTTGGTGGTCTTAGTACTGAAACTACTCTTCCTTTTTCAACCGATGATTTACCAGGAGCAGTTATTGTTAATTCAACAAAGTGTACTATGTGTTTACAAACTGCTAAAAGTTTTCAGGTAGGATATAGTGTAGTAGTTAGAACGCCTGCAAATACTACATCAAATACTATTGATATTATATGTCCTTATCCAGAGGCATTACGAACTAATTTAATTACAAGATGGCCTAATGTCCTTGATGAAAACACAATGAGTGCAGTAGGATATACTTTTACTACTGATAATACAACTCATAATAATGCTTCTTTAATAGTTGCAGCTTTTCCAAGTGGTTATGATGCAAACTATATTAAGTTTATATTTCGTACAAATGATGGTTTACCTTTTACATCAGATGAAACAACTGTTTTTACAATTCAACATACACAAGGTTAAAAATAATTAAAATATATATATATATTATATAATGTCTCTTAATCACATAATTCTAGATTCTGTCCCTGATGAAGATGCCTTAGATGTTAAATTTAATGATGTTGAAATTTTAGGAAAATTAATTGGTGTTAATTTTGATTTTCCAAGACTAATTTTTAATCAGAGTTTAAGCAGAATGATTTACGCAAGTGACCCTGATTTTGTGCCTTTTTTTGTTGATGCTGACGCAATTGGTTCAAGAACTATTCCAGCTAATACATTAAAAGTTGGTTCTATTGTTGATGTTGAAATTAAAGGTGAAATGTTTAATGAACTACCACCTTCTGGGGGTATTACATCAACAGTTATTTTTAGTATTGGTACTCAATTAATTGAAGTGACCGATATTCCATTTAATCAGATAATAGGAACACAACAATTTAGTTGTAAAGTTAAAGTGCATATTAGAAATACTAATTTATTAACGGTATATTTAGATTGGGATAGTCCAAATGCTTCTTCTGTTATAAGTGTTAAATCAGCAAGTGAAACATCAACTATACCTTTTAATATTACAGTTGATAATAATGTATTAATTCAGGCTAAAATTGTTGGTAGTGTAAGTAATGATGTATGGCTGAAATCAACTTATGGAACTATTACTATTCAATAAATAAGTTTTTTAAATAATATAATTAAATTAAATTAAATTATATTATTATTATTATTTTTTATTTTTTATTTTTTATTTTTTATCTATTAGCATAGCCATGGGTAACTGTTGAAATAGTACCGTAAGATGATGTAAGGTAGTCATCAATAGAACCATTAATATATTCTACCTCTACATCAAGTTTATCATCTGGAGAATAAGTAGGAGCAGGAGATATATTTAGTGTTGCTGAACCTACGCTAACCATTGGATTATCTGGCACATTCCAATCTAAATATACAGTCCACAACAGAGGACCTCTGTTATGAATTTTTGCTGTACATATAAATTGTTTTGCAAGTGCTGAAGGTGTCCAATCAATATTAGGCAATAAAAGCAAAACATGATTTCCTAAATTAAATCTAATATTAAGTTGAGTAGTAGCACCTGTTTCATGAATAGCCTCACCTCTAATTTCACTAGATATAATTGAAAATGATGGATCAATTATGCGTCTATCTCCATAAGCAGATTCATCATTAAAAAACGAATGAAAACCAGCAATATCTCCTCGGTTTCGTGTCCCATCTACCGAACTATAAGTTGTAGTTGCTACACCAGGACCAACTATTTTACCTGTTAGTTGAAGATCATTAAATTTCACATCTAATGTTTCATCATCAGGCACAGTACTTTGAAGTATGTGATTAAGCGACATTATATATTATATAAATATAAAAAAATTAAAAATAATTTTTAAATAGTAATTATTTTTAATTTTTATTTTTTATTTTTTATTTTTTATTTTTTTTTTTAGAAATAAGTTTTTAAGAAATAATTTTTTTTTTTATTATTTAAAATCTAATGTGTTGTTTTCTCTTAAATAATAGTATTTTAAAATTAATCTCCTAAATATTAACGGCGAGAAAGGCGTTTCATTCTACGACCACCAGATATAGCACCACCACTTACACCAGAGCCAGTAGCATTTGCAGCCATACCAGCAAATTTACCAACACCAGATAAAGCACCACTAAATTCAGGAGCAACAGTTCCTACAATACCTTTTACGATTCGGTTATTAGCTACACGCTGAACGCCACGAGCAATTTTGTGTACTATGTTTTTCAGACCAGAAAAGAATGAACCTCCCTGAAGCTGATGATAAGTTAGGTGATGAATTTCAGGGGACTGTTTAGCAGAAAGAACCATTGCCTGGTTAAGGTTTCCTAAAGAAGCACGAGCAAAGTTTTCAGAAATAGAGAATGTTCCCTGGTTCTGTACCACAAGGTAAAATTCACCAGTAAAGTTAAAATTAGATTTATTTTCTACCTGTGCAGTTACCTGTAGAGTATAAGAACCCTGAACACCAGGTGCTTCAGTATCAAGAAGACCAATATCTTTACCCATTTCAAGACACATTACCGAACCACGATATTTTGAAAACTGAGGCCAAGATAGATTGCAACCATTATCAGCAGCAATGCGGTATAAGTCCTGAGCAGAAGCAGATGATAGGAGCCCAGACTGATTATTCCATAGAATGGATAAGTTGTTAATAGCAAGATAACTATCAGCTGTGGTCTGGTCAGATAAAGCACGGTTATGACGAGCAAAAATATAAACTCTACGAGGGACTTGTGAAAGACGAATACTATCAGTTACTACAACTGTATCTTCACCAGGAGTTAGAACAGACATCTGTCTAATGTATTCCTGTGTTTTAGAGTAAGGAAGAACCTGAAGAGCAGGGAGTTGCTGAGTTAAATCAGGGGTAATAAATGTAGTTAGAATTTCAGGTGCTTTCCACATTTTAACTGCAACAGATGTTATAGGATTACCAGAACGAGAATGAGACATAATCTGAGATAGATTACTCTTCCAACGCATATTAATATTCATCTGGTTCACATTTACAAAACCTTCCTGCTGAAGATTGAAACCATTTAGGAAAGGAGACATAAAAAGGGGTTCAGTTACTTCTACACGAAATAAAGTAGGAGATAAAACCTCAACAGGAAATCCACCACGACCTTCATTTTTACCACCATTTTCACCATAATCAGCTAAAGCATTTTTACCAGAACCATAATCATTAAAATCAGCATATTCCTGGTACATATCAGGCATACAAGGTGATGTTGAGGTATCTCCACCACGCTGTTCAGCGTCATTACCATAGCAAAGCATAGCATGAATTTTATCAGCCATGTTATCAGAAATGGTTTCACCGTTAATCTGAACAGTTAGCACATCCATAATAGAGGCGATAGGAAACTGACGAAGAGCATCTTCACGACCTAAAATTAGAGGTTGATCAGTAGAAATTTCAAAATAACATTTTACTTTCATGTTGCGATCAACTATTGTTTGAGTTGATGGAGGGTTGATTGTAAAAGAGGCCTGGACTGGAGTAGATGTTTCATTGCCCCACGAGTTGGCGGTTGTGACCTGTTCGTTTAATCTCATACCCCCCTGCAATACAATGTGTTCTGATTCCACATCTTCTTTTACATTACAACGAGGTTCAATCACTTTAACGAGATCCATAGCAGACATTATAATATAAAGATAGAAAAAAAAATAAATTAAAAAAATTAAAATTTATTTTAAAAAAAATTGAAAGTAGAAAGATTAAAAATTATATATATATCTCCTAAATATGAAAGATATATATAAAATGGTTAAAATTGAAGGTTTTGAAGACTATTTAATTTCTAAAGATGGTAAAATATTATCAACTAAAAGAAAAAAACCAAAATTTTTAAAAACGCATACAGATAAATACGGATATTTACATGTAAAATTAACTAAAAATAAAAAACTATTTGGTTTTAATTTACATAGACTTATTGCTAAAGCATTTGTGGATAATCCTGATATTGAAAATTATGATATGGTTGACCATATAAATCACAATAGA